TCGTGGAACAACTCTTGATAATGCAATCATTATCGTTGATGAATTCCAAAACCTGAACTATCACGAACTTGATAGTATTATCACCAGGGTTGGTGAGAATAGTAAGATCATGTTCTGTGGTGATGCCACTCAATCTGACTTGGTAAAGGATAGGGAGAAGAATGGTATTGCAGACTTCATGAAGATCTTGCGTATCATGCCTTCTGTTGATATCATTGAGTTCAGTGTCGAAGATATTGTTCGATCTGGACTGGTGAAAGAATACCTACTTGCAAAAATGGAAACCATATGAAATGAGTTTTATTCATCATAATTATCTCGGTGATCTTGAACTAAACAAAAAAGAAACCAACGGCATCCGACTGTACAATCTTCCTGATGGACAGTGGGTGCCTTCTATCACTTCTGTAACCTCCTTTTACAACAGAGAAATCTTTGCTAAGTGGAGAGCAAGAGTTGGTATTGAAGAAGCAAATCGTATCACAAAGAAAGCTACTGCTCGTGGAACAGATTTCCATGAAGTAGCACAAGCATACCTTGAGAACAAAGATCTAAATTGGGATGATTATCGTCCTCTATCTAAGTTCATGTTTTATCATGCCAAACCTTATTTGGATAAGATAAATAATATACATGCTATAGAAAGGACTCTGTACTCTGAGTACCTTGGTCTAGCAGGTAGAGTTGACTGCATAGCAGAGTACGAAGGAGAGTTAGCAGTCATCGATTTCAAAACATCAGAAAAAATCAAACCTGAAAAGTGGTTGGAGAACTATTTCGTTCAAGAAATGTTCTATGCTTCTGCTTACTATGAACTCACAGGTATTCCCGTCAAGAAACTTATCACCCTCATGGTTACCCCTGGAGGTGAGGTCAAAGTATTTGACAAACGAGACAAAGGGGAGTATATTAAATTGTTAGTTCGGTATATTAAGGAATTTGTATCTCACAATCTTAGGTCAGAGAATGGAGAATGAATTAGAGAAAGTGTTAGAGAGTAAGTTCTTCTGCCCTTCCCGATTTGCACAGGAGATTGAAAGTCTTGTGCATGAGAATGAGGGCATGAGTTATATCGATGCTATTATTCATTTTTGCGAACAGCAAAGTATTGATGTTGAGTCGGTTCCGAAACTTATCTCTAAACCTTTAAAGGAGAAACTCAAGTATGAGGCAATGGAGTTGAACTTCTTGAAGAAAAGTTCCAGAGCAAAACTACCTTTGTAATTCATTTCCTAGGGAAAAAATTTTCCGGCAAAAAATCCCTATATTACTTTTTTGATGATGCCTTTTGATGCCTACAAACAATATCTTTCTCTGAAGAATCACTTTACAAAAGAGAAGTACGACTATCACAAATACTGTGGTAAGAGTCGTGCAACTGTAAAGTCTTTCTACAAAAGGAAAGATAGATTCTGGTTTGAAAAACTTGCCAGAAATAAATCAGATCAAGAAGTCATTGAGTTCTTTGTGTCCAACTTCATTACCTGCACTGACCCAGGTAAACTTTGGATTGGAGAAATGATCAGAGAGGGTGAGGGAAGATATACTTCATGGAAGAAAAGAACTCAGTCTCTGTCTTATATGTTTAAGCAAGAGATTGAAGATCTACTTTCAGAGTATGATGTCAATACTGCATTTGCAACCACGACTAGCCACTCACCTGTGCTCAAGAAGTATCTGAGTGGAGATATTTCTATTGAGACTATGGTCATCTGTGATAAAATTCTTGGTTACCGAACTGACTACGATAAGAAACTGACGGACCCAGTGTGGGAAACCGTCAGCATGAGAATGAGGAAGTATTCTCCTTTCCTAAATATCGATGTATTCCACTATAAAAAAATTTTGAAGGAGGTTGCATTAAGGTAATGAGTTTTTTTGACTCAGAAGTTGTCCGTGCAGAGATGACTGAAATACAAGAACTACAAGAAGATGTTTACACTAACGTCTTCAAGTTTTCTAGTATGAATAAAGAAGAAAAACTTTTTCATGTAGGACTTCTGGAAAAATTGATTGAGAAACAAAAGATTCTCTACACTCGTTTGAGTTTATCTGATGATCCAGATGCAAAGATGATGAAGGATAACATTGTTGACTCTGCTAAAATGATGGGTCTCCCTAACGGGACTGATATGAATGTTGTCTTTTCCAACATGACAAAGATGCTGGATGTGATGAGAAAAAGCATTGACAGCAACGACTCCAACCTCTAAAATACTGGGGTACACACAAGCCAAATACGTACAAACACAACGAATCCTATGTCTTTCGCAAATCTTAAGAAGCAGTCTTCTCTTGGTTCACTGACCTCTAAACTGGTTAAGGAAGTTGAGAAGATGAATAATACTGGTGGAGGTGGAGACGAACGTCTCTGGAAACCAGAAATGGACAAGACTGGCAACGGTTACGCAGTCATCCGTTTCCTGCCTGCCCCTAACGACGAAGAACTTCCCTGGGCAAAGATGTACTCCCATGCCTTCCAAGGTCCTGGTGGTTGGTACATCGAGAACTCACTGACCACTATTGGTCAGAAGGATCCCCTCGGTGAATACAACCGTGAACTTTGGAACAGTGGTAACGAGACCGATAAGGACACTGTTCGTAAGCAGAAACGCAAACTGTCTTACTATAGCAACATCTATGTTGTGCAGGATAAGGCAAACCCTCATAACGAAGGTAAAGTCTTCCTGTTCAAGTATGGCAAGAAGATCTTTGACAAGATCATGGAAGCAATGCAACCTGAGTTTGAGGATGAGACTCCCATCAATCCCTTTGACTTCTGGCAGGGTGCTAACTTCAAACTGAAGATTAAGAAAGTTCAAGGTTACTGGAATTATGACTCGTCTGAATTTGATCGCACTGCACCACTCTTGGATGATGACGATGCTCTTGAAGCCCTGTGGAAGAAAGAGTACTCCCTTACTGCCCTGACTGCTGCAGATCAGTTCAAGACCTATGAGCAACTGGAGACTCGTCTGAAGATGGTTCTTGGTCAGAAGACCACCCGTCGTTTCGATGAAGAACTGGAAGATGAGTCTGAAGGTCGTGGATCTTTCACTCCTGACTTCAAGTCAAAGGCACCTGAACCTGCTGCTGACTTCAATGCACCAGACATCACCCCCACTAAGTCTGCTGACTCTGACGAGGATGATGCTCTGTCCTACTTCCAGAAACTTGCTGAAGAGTGATTAGATAAACAACCTGAGATTATCAGCAGTTTTCAAGGATTCAGTCTTATATTGACTGGATCCTTTTCTGTATGTCATCATCTCTTCCATATCATCACGGACAACATTAAGATACCTTGGTTTCAGTAAGAATATATTTCTCTTGTCATCTTCAAGTTGTGACTCATATTCGTAGTTGGTAACTGCCTTTGCAATGTTAGACAACTCAACTAAAGTATCACTCTTAGTATCTGTATATGTGAAAGCAAACGTTGAATCACATCTAAGACCAGCAGGCATTATAATAATGTTATTACTATCTTTAATTTCTGTTGTCTCATAGTGATGCACTCCATTGAACAGAGTGTCATAATCAGTATACTTTTCAAGCATAAAACGATCAAAGTCTGTCTGTCTTAATGGCCACTCTGTCTGAATGTTAATGATATTATTACAAGTAAGAACCAACCAATCTAATTTAGAATCCTGGTAAAAATCAAATGCTACATTGTCTGGTCTATCGTCACCTCTGATTTGATACTTTTCAAAGACAGCAACACTTTGAAAGATATCTTCTCTGAGTTTTCCTTTTTTAAATAAGTTTTTTACTTGAACATAATCAGAGATCTTTGCATCAGGAAGTCTACTGATGTATTCAAAATCTGGAAGTTGACTGAAGTAGTTTGACATTTTAGAAACCTATAGTAGCATCATTATCATCTGCATAATCATCATTAAATATGGGTTCGAGTTCTTGGAAAGATAATGTAAGTTCGTATGATGTCATTGCACCATCATCAAAGGTAGCATAGTTACCTTCAGGAGTGTAGTTTACCGCAACAGATTGCAGAGCACACTCTTTTATTTTATTCATGAAAGGATTGTCATTATCTTCTCCTGGACCTCTGTGAAGATATTGAATCTTAAAAGTATGAGGAGACTTAAGAAATAAATTAGATGAACTTCTCTGTGCTGCAGATCCTTGCTTGAAGAATCGAATGATCTTCACAATCTCTTTACTCTCTGCTGCTTCTCTTGCATTTAATTTAAACTGGAAAGAGAATGATCTGAGTGCAGGACCAGAGAACAGAAGTTCAAGGTTTGGATTGACAACTGCACCAGTTGTTCTTGTTATTAATTGACCACCAGTTCCTGA